GGGGTAGTAGGGGGGTACCTCCCCCCGATGGCACACAATTTCCCCAACAAAGTCCGATTTATTGGACACTGCACACTATAGGCCGGTCCTGTATAACACAGTGCATTTTTTAACACACCTATAATTGAACAAAATATGTTTACATAAAAAATTAGGTCAGCCTAACTACATATTATTTACAAAAATTTAATATATTGTTCACAAATTGCATTTCAATACTTGATATAATGTGACCACATTAAAGGAGGTGAATGGGGTGACGGAGAAGCACGCTAAAATAATAACTATTTTTATATTCGGTATAATACTTTTGGAGTTGACATATATGTTATCTATGGTATAATTAAGATGATGATATACATCTCTCCTTATAAGATAAAGTAGCATACAAAGAGCACTATTGGTTGTATGGCCGATAGTGCTCTTTGTTGTTTATTACCAGTTTTTAGACATAACTGTTATTGTTTTAAAGCAAGGCATTAAATACTCATAGAACGGTTTTACGTCTTTTATGCGGTCAAACCGGTCACGCAGAAAAGCAAGGTTATCATAATAGTTAATTCGCTTTTCGTGGACTTCCTCACTGAATTTATTTTCTGAGGTAGTATTTTGTGTACCTGTACTTTTGTTTGTTTGTGAGGATGTATTTTCCTGTTCACCCTGTTTAAATTCCGTAGTCTGGTCTCCAAGCTGTACAGCATCCGAAAATCCGTTAGCCCAGTTGCGGCCAAGCTCGCCTATATCATTGTTTGTTATTTCAGTGTCAAACGCTTGTACACCCTGATTATACTGTATGTTTCTCGCCTTATCTGAGGTGTCAACTTTCGTGTTATCCGTTCTCAGTCCTATTGTATCATTACTATTTATATTGGTATCGGTAGTACCGCTAACGCCTACAGTGCCCGTTATTGTCTGTGTTGTAGTACGGTCGTACCCTGCTTCAAATACATTTGGGTCAATGTTAGTTCCGTCCAAAGTACCCGTTACCAGTTCAAGCTCAGTTTTAAATTTCATCCACGCAGTAGACACTTCGCTAAGAAATTCATTAGTAAAAAATATCATATCCTGAATTTCAAAACAATTAAATTTTAAGTCTGCTTCTCTGGTAACGATATCATATATACTTTTATAATTCCCGTCCAGAGGCATTAGAATGCGCGGAGTGCCGTCTTTTCTGTACCACCGGTATAAACCATAGGTATCAGCCCATTCACTGTATAGCATTGTCTACGTCCTCCTGTTCACCGTATATATTAGCGTCGTTGCCTTCTTCTTTTATCATAGCGGCTAGATAGTTTTCAACCTGAATATCAGTACCATATAATTCGGATAATCTTTCGGCTAGTTTTTTTCGGGCTTTCAGTCTGTCAGCTCCTATATATCGGGATAGTGAGCGGTTGAGCTCCATTTCAGAAACGATAACCCGCTCTTTTTTATTTTGCTGATTATTTTCGAGCCCCAGCATATCAAGAACAATGCCCCATATATTCATAAAGTGCTGGTGATATTCGGCAATAGCAGAAGCGTTATTATTAAATAATACCTCAACTTCATTTGATATATCGCCTGTAATTACAATATAGGGATTGTTATCGCTTCGTTTACTTAAAACGCTTCGGAGCAATTTAGCTGATGACTGGCTTGAACACTGGAAAACCATTCCCACTTTTCGGGTTTCGGCGGCTACCATTAATGCTTGATATGCATTATCCAGCATATAGCATAGTGTATCGGTATATGAAATAATAGGCCGTATCATCTGCTGATTTACTGTAATGGCGTTAGTATCATAGCCGACTGTAAAATTATCTTGCTTGTCAGTTCGTACTATAGTACCGTTTCGGCCGGAACACGCCATAGACAACGGCTTACCGTAAAAGTCATAACGGGGGTTTACTCCTTCCATATTCCAGCGACCTATGAATATACCATCGGGGGACTGAGTTTCGAGATTAAATTCAGACTTTACGGCAACCACACGGCCTTCATTTATTAAATGCCACTCTATAGCTTCAGCTTCACTGTCAGATAGGCCGTACCATTTGAAATTTGAAAAAAGAAGTCTGTATATACTGTCTTTAAATATGGGGAACATTTGGGATGTTCCGCACTGGGGCATATCTAAATTCCACTGGTAGCCTGCATATTCGGCTGTTTTATCCGGCATTGTGAGGGGCAGACCTTCGCCCCTGCATCTCCTTCTACCCATTTTAATCACCTCTTTTAATCTTTATAGGGTCTAGCGGCTCCGTTTATTGTACTAAAATATCGGGTTTTCATTTCAACTTTATTATTGGATGTATTACCCTCAATTGTCTGTAAGCTGCTGCCGTTGTTTTTTACGCATATGCCTATATGACTTGAAATACTCCAATCGTCTCCACCAAAATTAAAAAATATTAAATCGCCGGGACGTGCATTGTGTGGGTCTATATTCATATTACGCCGTTCGTAATATTTTCGCGCCTCGGTACAACTTGCCTGTTTAGCACCACCGCAGTACAACTCAGATAATCCGGCGTGGGCAAACACCCACCATACGAATACAGCACACCACGCGTATTTTGACCCATTGACCTCACGCCCGTAATATTCGGTGTTGTATTTTACGTTATTGATACCTGTTTCTTTGACTCCTTCTTCGGCCAACGCTGTATTGATAATACGCTGTGCGTTGGTAGACGGGTCAGGGAAAGGCTCAACCGGCGTAGGGTCAACCACATTAGGAATATCAGGCTCCCATACATCGGGGGCTATTGGAGTATATCCGGCTCTAATGGGGTTAGGAGTGCTGTAGTCATAGTCAGGGCGTTTCATCCAGATTCGCAGACCTGCTGAGAAACGGTCTTGTATATACTGTACAGCCTGATAGTCCATAATCTTTTGTAAAAGGTTAGGGCGTAATGTGTCAATAATTCTCACGTCGTCAGCCTGTATAAACGTAAACCGTTCACGGGTTCTTAAGAAGTTGAACGATGACAGTAGATAGCTGTCTACGTTATAACCGTAGGCCGTAAAGAAAGTATCAGCTCTAAGACGGTCAAATGAGCTTAGGGACGTTTCACGTATACAGAAATCGTATGCAGTACCATAATAGGCTGATGCCTGAGCGTATTTGATTGCAGGAGGCTGAGCACTGTTAATATTACCCTGAAACGCCAGCTTGTTCATCTGAAGCTGTTTCATAGCCTCGTTTTTCTGCATAGTAAGCAAGTATTCCTGTCCTGCATATTCATATGCGGTACGCGGCCTTATATCTCCCGTAAGGAAATTTGTAAATGAGCTTACGGCACCGCCTACATTACCTGTGAAAAGATTGCCCATAGTAGACAGGAAGCTGTCAAGACCGTTAAGCAGGGTATTATTGTAATAGGTATCGGTTGCATACTGGTAAGAAAGATTAGCCCCAGCATTAGCCATATTTGTGGATGTTGTAATAACGTCCTGTGCGGCTTTTAAATTAAAGTCGTTCATTAACTGACCAGCGCCGACACCTGACTGCAACGAGACAGGAGCCCATCCGCACGAACGCACCAGCCCCGTATTACCGTTTTCGTCATCCATGTAACCGTGAATGCGCGCCATAAAACACCCGGTAATATAAGGATTGCATAATATATCAACTGATAGTTTCTTATACTGTGCTATATCGTAGTTTTGTACGGTAACACTGTCACCGGTAAATTCATTATACAGTGTGAACATTAATCCCATTTCGCCGGCTTTACGGTTATTATATCCGGTTTTCTCTAATACATGGTCAGTGTCATAATGGCCAACGTTGCCTGTGATTGAATTATATCCGGCGTTTCCGTCGGGTGGATTATATGAAATTAAGGGGCTTAGTGGTAGTGAATAACCTACGCCACCTATATCCATACCGTACCCTATAGCGGCTGAGTAGTTACTTTTTACGATATCGTTATTTTTCCATACAAAATATTTAAGGCCGTCTTCAAATGAATTTATAGAAATATAGTTGTCTATTAAACCAAACGAAGTTGGGGTAGTATTGCTGAATTTAGGTATAGCATAATTTTTTGCATCCAGCCCTTCACCTACGGGGAAATATGTCGTAACGGTTCCGTCAGCCGCCATATTATATGGAAAACCTGTAATTGAATTAAAGTTTAATTGGTCGGCTATATGGCCTCTAAGACGTGTATAAGAGTATACATAATCACTAGCGCGGTTTATAGGTTCGGGCGTATTAATCCATAAAAGCGGGTTATCATCGCCTACGCTCCACCGTTTCATAAAGCCGGTTACCCCTGTAATATCAGCTATATTTAATGTTAACAATGGGTCATACTGCAATGTAAATTCTACCGTCTTATTAGATACCATTTTAAAGGCCAATACCTGATACCAATACTCAAATACATCATCGTTTTTATTATCATAGATAACTATATACTGGGCACCCTGTATGTCGGCATAGTTATCTATATTGACTTTTATGCTAGATAGGTACTGGGTCTGCCATACCATATAGCCGGTAGTATCTAATTTATGCCCCGCCTCCTCATATATCATCTGTGATACTATAGGTACATTTATAATATCGTAAGGCGTATTACAGCAAATTGAAATATCTACACTGCCCGAAAAGGAGGGGTAGGGCATTACTCCCCACCCCTTTCGTCGGTTTTATTCTGTACATCAGCTTTATCTATGGACGCTTCTGTTACCGTATAAACAACTGTAGCTATTAGGGAAGTAAGTACCCCTGCTATACTTTCAATCGTTTCACGGTCAACGTCGAACGCCATACACAGACCCGCAATTATAACTGCTATAGCAGACAGAAATTTTCTGCTTGTTATCTTCGTAACAATATCGTTAAAGTTCATGTTTTACTTTTCCCCTTTCTTTTAGGTTTAGCTCTGTAGGCCATTAAAGCCGCCTGCCAGCGTGGGACGAGCTGACATGGATTATAGCCGTCTGTTATTCCGGCTTTAACGGCTTCTTCATATTCTTCTTTAACGTCATCGGGTATTGATAACGAAGAAGTATACTTTAGTAATTCATCATATATTTCTTTTCCGGTCATTATGTCATCTCCTTTGTATAAGGGGCGGTAAGCTCCATGTACCAGCGTTTTACTACGGCGTTTAAGTGCGACACAGCCACCGTTATCCTGAGACCCGGTCACGCCGGACGATGTGTTACCTTCAATTGTATATACATATGTATTATCGGTATCGTACACAATCCCTATATGGTCAGTGTAGCTTCCTGTATTGGCAAAATCGAAAATAACACAGTCTCCGCGTTTATAATCGGACGTTATCCATTGATTATGATTTACCGCATACGTCTTAAGCAGGCCACAACTTGCAGTCTTACCCCCTCCGTAGAACAGAGGGGATAAATTAGACTGCCTAAAACACCACCATACAAATTGAACGCACCAAGGTACGCCGTTAACGCCGTATGATTTACCATATTTTGTTTTATTTGAGCCTACGGGGCTTTCCGTGTAACCTACTTCGTCTTTGGCGCAATTAATTAAAATGTCGATATCGTTCATTTTTCAAGCCTTTCAATTTTTGTTTCTATAATATTTTCTCGATTTTCCAGTTGGTAAACACGGTCAATTAAGTTGTTATGCTTATTAACCTTGTGTTCAAGCTGGTCAATCCGGTACAATATTAATTTTCGGGTGGAGTTATTGGAAAAGTAATTTGAAATAATAACGCCGATAACCGTTATAACGGCAACTATAATTTCAACCATACAAATTAGTTCCAGATATTCGGCTTGTTGCAGGTCTCCCACCGCTGATAATGACATACCAGATTAGCGACGCTTTTGCCGGTGAGGTCAATATTGCATTTTACGGATTTAGGATTGACTATACCTACATTATCACTACTCCAGCCGTCAAATATCCAGCCGTCACGATGTGGAGCTGTAATTGTAACCAATCTTGCAGGGACTAACAGGCTGTAACTGTTATCGCCGTAGTCAACTGTAATATTACATGTTTCGGTAAATATATCCAGCTCAGTGGCGCTGTCTACTTGTATTGTAAAGTCGCTCACATTCCAGCGTTTACCGTCTACTGAAATAACAGTATCGTCCGTAGCTTCAATGTGAACAGGGACGGGCGTGGGATTAGCAGATACATATACATCTTTTTCAATAAGTGATGTTGTTCCGCTTGTCTGCTTCTTACCGTCCATAAAGAGAGTAGTACCGCCGTTATCATTCCACGTAATACCATATTCACGGGGCTGACTTCCTAAGATATTAACAAAGTGATTTTCTTCACGTGCTGTTAGCTCAAGGTCAACCGAGCCGCTTTCGCCTACCGGTATATTATTTCCGTCGAGTGTAACAGTCTCGATGTAGTTGCCTGTGATGTGTATCTCACTGGGGTCATAACCAACAATATCAACTGTAGCTGTCATCGCTCTGTTACGTATTGTTGCCGGTAACTCATTCGGTTCATACTTAAGACCGTTAATGCGTATTTCCTTAATATCCTCACCCGTAACGGTTAATATATGGGTTGCATCAACATTAATATAAGTATCCTGAGTAATATCTATGATACGATGGAACGGGGTAGTGCCGTCGGTAAGCGTTGCGTTGCCGTTTTTAATAACCGCTCCGCCCTGAGATGTTAAGTCAACCTGATATACCTCGCCGGATACGGCTATATTAGCAGTGCCGCTAATATCCATTGACAACGGTAATTTCTGCGGTGTACCGTCTACGTTTATTTCGGCTATATTTGTTCCTACCATATTAATATGTGCAGTGCCCTCACCGGCGGCGGTTACATATACGTTATTTACCTGTCCTGCTATCGGTGTAAAGGTGTAGGGAAGCTCTGTAGACTGATGTGCCCCGCCGTTTACTGTAAACGACTGAATGCCGCTACCGTTTATCTGAACGTCGGGTACCGTACTTGCACCGACAAAATCCATTGTATGGGCACCTTTAGATAATGTAACATTCTGCCCGTTAGTAACCGGCTGACTGTCAAGCGTAACGCTTCCGGCGTTGGTATATGTAACGGTAAGGGTGGTATCTGTAGGCATAGTGCTTTCCATTGTTACCGTTGCATCAGCAGTTAACTGCGTAGTACTCCCCGGAGTAACCTCGACTTCATTTATCTGAATTGTCAAGCCCTCAGGAAACGTATCAGGCCATTTTATTGAATAAGTCGAGCCGTTAACGGTTACGGTTTTATTATTGTCGGCATTAAATTTTATCTGGCCGCTAGCCATTTATTCACCTTCTTTTAAGTAATTATAGGTTCATCTGTATTAGTGTAGTTAATTGTTACATATTCGTAGTAACCGTTACCGTCGGTTCATCGGTATCAGTGTACTTTACTGTTATTTCTTTTACGGGGTTAACTACAGTTAATACGGAAGTTGTAGGGTCAAGTGTAATGTCTGCCGGTTTCGGATATGAGTTACTGCCATATGTAACACTGTCATAATCGCCCTCAATTGCAAGCTGTTCCAGTCGGGGAGCTCCTTCAATTACCATTGTGTTACTACCTGCATTAAGGTCAAATGTGTGGGGAACAGTCTGAGCAGTTCCGTTGTTCACCTTAACGCTTTCTACAAGATTTCCGGTTACAGTGATTGACGATGGTGTAGCCTCAGGGATATCAGCATAGAATCTGTATACTTTGCCCTGGCCAGGAATAAAGCTTTCTTTTAACATAAGGTCGCCGGCTTCATCAGTACCAAACCAGCTACCGCTCGTATTACCCATTATACGCGAAGTTCCACCCCCGGCTATAAGCGTATTACCAATAAAAACGCCGATAAACGGCTGATTGGTATAATCCCAAGTTGCCCCTGCATTTATTGTTGCAATTTCAGCCCCCGCGCCGCCGTCTTCAAGTCTAATAGTCTCGGTTACATTATTAATTTGAAAATTAGTCGAAAATTTTACAATGTCAAATATACGTTTTAATGCCATTTCTTTTTTGCTCCCTTCAAATTAGTCTTATTCGGCGCTTTTTGAAATTACTATAGAGGGAAGTAAGTCGGTATAATATGCTTTAGTCCAGAAATGAGACCTTACCGGAGTCGCAAGCTTCTCTATATCCTTCGGGCCGAACAGTGTTTCAGAAAGATTATCTTCAAATCCCATTGCATCACGATGCATAATTACCGCCTGATAATCAGCATTAAACGGAATTGTAACATCAGCATCCTTATCATAATTAAGAAGGTTCGTACCTACGCTGTCCCAAGTCGGTACAAGCGGAGTTGTAGCCGCTGAGGACTTAGCCACATCGGCCGACCCAAGAGTGTCAATGAGGATAAGATTATCCGGCAAAATGTTCTGGAAGCTTTCCGGGTTGTATGTATCGGGGAATGCCTTTCTGATTACATTCATGTAATACTCTCTGGGGATTACAACAACAAGGTCAGATTTCGGAGTCTGCATATAGTAGTTGTTACCGTTGTACAGCGATGTACCTACCTGAAGTGTAAACAAAAGATTGTCAATAGAATTGAGCCATTTCTTAGCATTATCCGTGGTAAGGCTGTCAAAGTCGGATATATCAATTCCCATATTAAACGGTGTAGCCGCATTCTGAATTAGCATCTTAAGCGTTTCTTTTCTGAGATTATCCATAAAGAGATTACGGGCATTAATGGCGTTAATCATCTTCATTTCTGTAAGCTCAGCTATTGTAGTACCGTTACCGCCGCTAAAACGTCTCAGCTCTTCGTCGTAGATTGTCCACGGGTACATCCAGCGAAGCTGGGCGCTGTGATATCTAACGTCTATATCATCATCGTAGATAGCGTAACTGTTCAGAGACGTAGGACGTGTTTCATTATCCATAGCGTAGTTCATACCCTTACGCTGTGCCATTACAAGCTCCCTTAGTATACCTGGATATGCGTTTTCAGGTGCATTGCGACCTAAATTAGTCCAATTCTGTGTATACCTCAGCTTCCTGTACATTGTATAGCTAATCTGCTCTACAAGTTTATTATAAATCGGGTCATATTTAGTGACCATTGTTTTACTGTTCAGATTGCCGGCCGTCATTTCATTGTACGCCTGTTTATTGGCAACCTGAGACCAAGTGCTATTAGTTGCATTAAATGCCATTGTCTTTACTTCATCCTTTCATACTTTTCTAAAATTCTGTGGGTTAATGAGTTGTCGCTGTTTAAGTAGTCTTCTATTGGGTCTGTTTCCCCTGCATCCCCCCTTTCACTTTCCGTGAATTTTTTCGATAGATATTCACGCAATGCTTGTATTTCTTCTCTTAACTGCCTAAACTCCTCATCAGTCGGATTTACTTCGGCTTCGGGTGCTTCATCAGCCGGATTTACTTCGACTTCGGGGGCTTCATCAACGGTTTCCCGTTCGTCCCGTGTTTCTTCTGTAGTCTCAATAATCTCAGGGCTCATTATAAAATACCTCCTATATTACTTTTTGCCTCGCCTGATAAATAATAAACGCGGTCTAAATCATTATACCGCCTAACCGCTTTTAATACCGTCCCAGTGAATAACGGTATGTTTATATCATGTTCCGGTGGTGTTACCGCATATTTGTTTTTCGCTGTCTTGTCATATCCTTTTTTAAAATATATATTGTCCTCGTCATCTATATAACACATATACCAATCATTAAACCACAAACAAAACCATACATACACCTTAGCAGGCAACCGCTTTACAATGTGCCTCTTGCTGTCAAGTAATGCCGCGTTATCCAGTGCATAACTGCCGTAAGTTGTGCGCTCCAATATCCTGCCTATTTTACTGTTCCTGATTTCCTCAGCTATTTCATCATTTTTAAATATTTCACAGTATACACCGTCATTTTTAAACCGTCCTAAACCTGTAGGCTCAATCCCAAAATATGCAAAATATGGATTGTATAAAGTAACAAGGTTGGCAATACATATAACCTTTACTTCATCGCGTATTGGTCTATTCCTTCCTCGTGCTACTGTCATATATAAATTTAACACCTGTTCGGGCTCATATGTCGGCCTCATCGGTTTGAGATATTGGAGATTATCCGGAAGAAATTCATCAAGTATTATTGTGTTGGTATTATCGTGTGGTACTGATTTATATTTGTATGCGGTAGATAAACTGATGGCATTTCCCATAACTTCACCATCACAATAAAATGTATTATCAATTAATTCCAAATTGTGCGGTAATAAGTCGGGTTCTTGCCCGATATCCTTAAAATAACTATCTGTAACTAAATCTATGTCGTTTTGGTATCGCCTTACGTAAATAAATTGATTTCCATTTCTCAGATAATCACGGACGGCGTAACGTTTCCAGTAATAAGATTTACCAGTAGACCGGTTACCGACACAGAAATTAATGGGCATTCCGGCATTAAGTACTCCGGCTCCGTTATAATATTTACTCAGTACATTCACCCCTTAAATGGAAGCTCCCCACACCGACAACAAGCGCGGTTAGCATACTCCGCAAGTGTCGGGCGGCTTTCGGCCGTGCTTCCCTGTGTTCCACTTTATTCGCTGTCAATGTGGGGCTTACCTTAGTTTTAATTATATAGTTGTTTTTATATTATGTCAACCCATTATCAATTATATTATTACACTGAATGTTCTCTAAAAATTTGATATAATCATTTTTTAGACTAAAATCATAACCGCTTTCCTTTAAGTGAATTGAGGACAATTCATGAAAATAACCCTCATTGCCCAAATAGTCGGTTATAACCCCCTCGGTCTCATCGTCAATATAAGTATGTATCATTTTTCCGCTTTTTCCTGCCGGTAAGTTAAGCGTTTCATTGAAGTTATCTTCCGGCTCTCCGCTTAATGTAAGTAAATACGGAATTGCTACAGCAGACCTCACCCCCGATACCGTCATAAAATACGTCGTATCTTCTTTTTTCCATAAATACCGTTTAGCTCCCATTGTTTTAAACTTAGTGTAAACACCTTCATAATCCCACACGCCTAAATGGCGCACACGCCCTTTTTTATCGGTAGGTGAAAATGTATCAAGGGGCAAACTATAATGGCGGCATACCGATTGTGAAAGCTCCACGCACATTTTATTATATGTCTGTATATAATCAAGATGTTTTTCATAATTAAGGCATTTAATACTGTCAGTATCTGAATATACATAATCGTCTCCAAACTCTAAAATACCATAAAATAAATTACGCCGTGCATAAGCGGTCACATATACACCCCAAGGGTAATATAAAGTCCGTAATGTTTTATTATTATATTTAGATAATACATCATCAAAATCGGGGTCTTTTTTAGTCCACTCAATATTATATTCGATTACATCGGGCGCGATGCTTGTAACCGTGCATCCGTATGTGCTGTTTAAATCGGCCTTGCCGTGCATATATTCAATTTCGCTCCCCTGTACTCCTTTAAGTTCGGTTTTAGCGCGGTACAGATATGAAAGCGTTTCAATGAACGGCTTAGGAAGATAACCGCGAATATATGTTCTTACATTGACAATATCCAGTTCAGACCATTTATAAAATTTTTCAAAAACTTCAAAATCTACCTCGGTTATTGATACAGTGAGCTTATCCGCTGACCATACACGACCGTTATTTAAATATGCATTTTCTACATTCCAACATTTACTGAATGATATAATATTCTCATTATAAAAGATAGGTTCAATGTTATAAAATGTAATATCTGCTATAGTACAATAGTACTTACACAAATACCGATAATATTCTTCGGTGCACCTACGAAAATATTTTGCTTTGCTCATAGGATATTTATAGTGTACCATTACGGCAGGGTATGAGCTGGAGAAGTCAATACTAGAAACATTTTTAAGTGTTTTACCGCTGTAATAGCATCCTGCATGAGTAAAGCCACCCGCAAATGCCCTTATAAGTTGTTTATATTCATCAGCATCGCTGATTGTAAGACTATGTATTAATCTATAGGAGCTATGCCACTGCCGTTTATCATTTTTAGGATAAAATGCATCGGTTAAACGCCGCCGTACATATGAGGTAGCTGTTAAGGGTATATGCGCTATATCTCCGTTCCGCTCTATTTCCTCTTCAATTAGATACACTACAATTAAAACATCATTTTCAAGATACTGAAGTTCTGAATTTGATAAAGGTGTTTTACTGTGTCTGATTAGCCTATAATCTAAATCACCTTTTAATTTCCGGATATTATGACTATGCAGATTTTTAGCCACACTGGCAAGAGAATAATTAGTTAGAAAATATGAACATTTAAACTCTATGCCTAGTGTGGTAGCCGCTTTCATAGGCTTATACCGTTCCCGTGCAAACACATCCGACCAACTGAAAAACCGCCGTATAAATTGAAATTCATAGGCTAAATTATGTACATAGATAATCAAATGTTTGTCTTCAGTATCCAGAATATCATGTAAGGTATTAATTAATTCAACAAACTCCCACCATTCACGGCCATATATGCAAAGGCGGTTCAAACAAACCGCCCAAGCATACATACAAGCTCTTTCCTCATCATTAATATAAAATGACGACGTTTCAATATCAAATGAACAAGCACAATTATAATATTTTATCTTTTTACATTCTATAATATCTACATTTTTAAATTGTTGTGCTATCTCCCATACGGCTATATCAGAGTATAACCGCATAAGACATTAAAAGGGTATAACGTCGTTGTCGCTCTGCTCCACCTGCCGCACATCACTAAAATAAAAACGGTCTACAATAACATCAGTTTTTCTAACCTTATTACCGTCTTTATTTGTATAGTCTCTTACCGTCATTCTACCGTGCACAATAATTTTAGTACCCTTGTCGCAATTGTTATAAATAATAGATGCCAATTTCCCAAACGCTACACAATCGACAAAATCACAGGGCTGGTCTTTTAAATCACGATTAACCGCCATTGTCCATAACGTGGCCGGGTCTCCCTTCTGTGTTTTTCTTCCGTCCGGTTTAGCTGTTAATCTGCCTTCTAAAATTACTACGTTCAACATTTTTTTATTCTCCTTTTACATATTGTTTTTATAATCAGCTTTCACGGCTGATAATAAATCATCAATTGATATATCCCCCGTTTTTAACTCGGATGCTATGAGTTTTTGCAAACGTTCACTACCATACTGAGCAAACCAAGCATAATGACTGTTTTTAAATTCATCATATTTAGAAAACAGTTCTTTAAACTGTTCATTAGTAAGACTATGACCCAAACGCTCTTCTACACCTTTTTTAAAAGCTCTCGCCCCTTTTACGGTAGACGTTTCAGACCTTAATATACCTTGTGCCCTCATAAGCTCACGTATCATAGCGCCACGCGACTGTTTGCGGCCTGAAATTCGTCCCTGACCGCGTTTTCCTCCAGCCTTAACTAATCCATATTCCGGAGATATAACATCAAGCCCCGCTTTTTCAAGACGGCGTAAACGCTCATTAGCGCGTTTCCTTGAATACTGTAATAAGTTGTGTATCTCAACCGTACTCATACGAGATATTTCACCCGGAGTGAGCCCCGACACATAATCAATGTTAACACTCATTAATCAAGCCCCCAAAAATCCGGATGGAGAGTAATGGGTTTAAGTGTTAATTTTACCCCATATCTTTCAGAATCCCTAACATATTTATCAACATCTATTTTTCGACTAAAATACAGTACTTGAGAAGAATAGTCGGTATTTTCTACATATACATATTTATAGTTATAAATTAAATAGTAATGACAAAGTAGTTTTTTTCTATCGTTAGTCTTTTCAAATTTAGTAAACCCTATGCCGTAATATCCTCGATATGGTTTAAAATCCGTATCTAATTTAGCATACGGTTTTACCGCCGTATGATGATATTTCATATTAGGAAAAAATCCTAGAATATCATCCCACTTATAATGTTTATAACTTACCATTAAATTCCTCCTTTTGTTAAATGAACAATACAATTATTAAGTGAATTTATAATATCACACAATTCTATTTCGATTTGTGCTATTTCAGGTGTATTAAGCTCTTCTGAATATCGGTCACTAACACAAATCAACCATTCACGATAACCATATAAATGCTTTTTAAGATTTTGTAATCTCTCTTTTTTGTCCATCTTCATACCCCTCATTATAACTAGTATTCACCATACTATTAATCTTTTTCCATACAGATATCATAGTTTTATCCCCTTCTTTTAACACTTTCAAGTATTTTTGTTTACATAGGTCTTTCATCAACACCTCAACTCACCTCCTTTAATGTGGTCACATTATATCAAGTATTGAAATGCAATTTGTGAACAATATATTAAATTTTTGTAAATAATATGTAGTTAGGCTGACCTAATTTTTTATGTAAACATATTTTGTTCAATTATAGGTGTGTTAAAAAATGCACTGTGTTATACAGGACCGGCCTATAGTGTGCAGTGTCCAATAAATCGGACTTTGTTGGGGAAATTGTGTGCCATCGGGGGGAGGTACCCCCCTACTACCCC